GCTATTAATCTTCATCAGCACAACATCACCTTCACCTAAAGATTCAATACCTTGTAGGACTGTGCGATAATATTTAGCTTCTCTGATATTTTCATCCAAAGGAATCTTGATGCAGCGATTAGTCTTTGTGCTTTCAAAATAAGGTAAATACTGCGGGTTACTTCTGATATTTACTTCACCCTCTTCATCATCGTCATCATTACGGGCTACTCTTGTAAAATTTTTATATTTACTTGTGTTTTGCTGAAAAATCTGCTTAAGATTTTGATTTTGCATTAGCTACTCCTTTAGTATTAAATTGATCAACTACACTAGATTTAGTAAATTCAGCTTCAATCTCGTCTTCAAAAGCAATTACGAACTCTTTAGTCAAGCCACTACGAACTACGTGCTCTCTACTGAAAGTAGTAAAGCTGCAATCATTGATGTTGTACTTCTGGCAAATCTTCTCTAAGTACGTTAGTCCATCCATACCTTTTTTAACATCAGTTTGTGGACCTGTATTATCACCACAAAAGATAATTTGAGAGTCATTTCCTACACGAGTAGTTAGTGCTTGAATCTCAGGAACATACAAGTTTTGACTTTCATCTACAATAATGATGCTATCATTCCAGCTTCTACCTCGGATAGTCTCTAAGCTACAAATCTCGATTGTCTTATTCTTAAGATGAATCTCTGTAGTTGCTTTACCTAAGTAATCCTCAAAGTAGTCAATCATTTGCTGATAAAAAGGAAGTAACTTCTCTTCTGCAGTACCGGGAAGAAAACCAATGCTTCTACCAGCTAACGGTTGATATGCACGAATCAATACAACTTTCTTGATGTCACCATAGTGCAATTTCTTAGCTGCATGATGAATTGCAAGCAACGTCTTACCTGTACCTGCAGAACCACGAGCTACCACTAAAGTATTATACTTCAAAGCTTCCAGTAATTCCTGCTGTTTGTCATTCATTGCATGTAAAACAGGAAATTGACTACGTTGGAACTTCTCTTTTTGGATTCGCTGAGATTGCACTTTTTGATTTCTTTTCATTACCATCCTTTACTGCTTAGGATAAATTAATATAATACCTTAATTATTAACTTAAGGTATTATGCTTTATAATATTACATTATTGTTTTGGTTTACGACCACGTTTAACTTCAGTGTTATCTTCAGTATTACTATCTGTATTAGATTGTGTAGTATCTTCAGCTTGCTCTTCAGCTTTAACCATACCTGCAACTAGCATTGAACCAAACATAGTTGGAAACAATTCGTTGCTGTTGAAGTCAAATCTCCAGCCTTCAGTTACAGCTTGTTCTACGGTTTGACAGAACTCATATAAGCTATAAGTTTCAATTTTCTTAATTTGCATAGTATTCCTTTGTTAAGTTTGTGTTTAAACGATTGCGACATGTCAAATTATAGCACACTCTAAACAACAAGTCAACTAAAATATTTTATAAAAGTACTTGACAAACGATAAAACGTGTGATACCCTAAGAAATACATAAGATATAACATAGGTAATAACATTAGTTATTACAGCAGGTATACATAGGTTACAACATACATTAACCTTATATTTGTACTTATATAAGTATATCTAATAGTAACATCTGATGTTAACATTAAATGTACTTATAGTTTAATTGATTTATTAATAAGATATATATAAACTTAAGATATAACATAGGTAATAATATAGGATAAACTTCAGTTGATACTTTAAGTTATAATCTATATTATATTCTATAATAGTCGTAGTGCTGTTTTATTTTTAAATTATCAATTCCTTATTTTTAGTTATTTCGTATAGACGCTCAAGGCGCTCTGCCTGTCCTACGGACGGTTAGCTGCACTAGACACTGAAGCTGCTCAGTCAAAACCTTCAGCAAACCCCCTAGAAGCCTCTACAAGCTCTCAACTTCAGTTAGTCTAGGGGTATGTAGCCTGAAGGTATGAAACGAGCGTATAGAGCTTTTAAACAAATTGATAATTGTGCAAGAAGATTAGATGTCAACTTTAAGAAGGTAAGCATGAAAATAAAAGAATTAATTGATTATGATTTGCTTGAAGGTAATTTCTTTATTTTAAAGAATAACACTAGATACCGAAAGATATTTCCAAATGAAGAAGGTTATTTAGTATTTTATAAACAAAGTAAAAGAATAAAACTTAAAGCTAACAAAGTAGCAATTGAATTGGTGCAAAATATAATTGTGCAAAAAGATAAAGTAGTATTACACAAAAACTTAAATGAAACAGATTATAGATATTGCAATTTAAAATTAATATCCAAGAAAATATATAATACTATAAAAGAATCATATAGAAACTTGAATGGATATTTGAAATTACAGCCTCATCCTAAAGATATGTTTTCGTATGTGCTTATCTGGAAAGAGAACGGCAAAGACAAAATATTAGTTGTGCAAGATGTAGTTGTTGCGAAACGAATGCTGACTAAGTTGCAGTTGAAGTACGCTAAAATCTTAAATAGGCACTGTATATTTGACTGATCATTGATATTGCGCTTGAAATTACCAATTTTATATGATATAATCAAGCATCTATGTAAATTAAACTTTCAATCTTTAGTAAATCATGGTATTAAGCGCCACGACCCTGCGTAAGATACAACTTGGTTTAACCCTGCTAGATATAAATCTTTGTATGTTAGCCTATGTATCTTTAAACTCCTTTCAGTCATAGGTACTTCAGTACAAGCTGGATAAGTAACCAGCACTAACAAACTTCGTTTATTAGTCAAGCACTAATTTCGCTTTGCTAAATTCGTAAAGCACCAATCGTATCTCATTGTAGACAAATCTACAGTGTTTGTCCATAATGGTTAACAAAAAGAATAATACAACTATGAACTGCATTACATGCAATCGTTACTTTAAGCAAAACGCTTTCAACAAAACCGCAGAGTGTGAAGACTGCTTGGATGTTGCTTTTTTGAACTTAGATTCAGAAGTGCAGGTTGACTTTGAATTGCTTAAGAATCCTTCTGGTAAAACAATCCCTGTATTCTATGATGACGAGTACAACGATCCAGAAATAGATACAAGAGATTCTATTTAAAGTATTGACAGAAGGTAAAACTGCTGTTACAATAGCTTTATTGGCTGGATTAGTTCAACGGTAGAACAGGGGTTTTGTAGTCCTCAGATGAGTGTTCGATTCATTCATTCAGCACCAAACATGCTATCATCTTCTAATGGTTAGGAAAACGGGTTTTCATCCCGTCAATCGTGAGTTCGATTCTCCGTGATAGCTCCAGTAAACGTGTATTCCGCAACTACGTTAAAAGTTCGGCTGCTCAATCGCCAACGGAAAGAGCATAAGGTTACAGTTGGATAAATTTATTCCGTAAAACCCGAGCTAGGCGCATGGGCGTGACTGTTAATCACTGGTTAGATTGGTTCGAATCCAATGTACGGAGCCATTACTGAGTGTAGCCTAGATAGTCAGGCACTTGATTTGGGGTCAAGATCACGGGTATGCGAGTTACTCCATTCAGACCAATTTAACGTCATCGAAGGATAGACATGATAGATAAAAAGAAAGAGCAACTTGGAATGAATCCAAGTACAGCAAGCGGTAGACTAGTAAAAGATATTTTATGGAGTTTGATAGTTCAGACAAAACAAGATATTTGTTGCAAATGTAATAATTTAATGACAAGAGAAACGTTTTCAATTGAACATTTAAAACCTTGGTTAGATAGTGATGATCCTGTTGGGTTGTATTTCAATCTAGACAATATCTCGTTTAGTCATCTATCTTGTAATATATCTGATGCTAGAAAACAAGAAGCTGTTTGTGGAACATACACCAGATATAAAAATCACTCGTGTCGCTGTGATCCGTGCAAATTAGCTGCGTCAGATTTCAAAGCAAAGTATTATACAAAAGAGTCCAGACAAAAACAATATGTTAGAACTGGAAACTAATTTAGGATGAGTATCCCTTTAAAGAGGAGGTGTGGCCTGTAAAGCCGCTGTCATTGACTCGCTAGGAGCGTTACCTAGATCATCCACCAAACATGACCTGAAATAACGGTCCGACAGGTGAAATGCCTGTACCTAACACCAAAGAACCGTTCGAGAGGTAGCTTCGGCTATTACGGGAAGTAGCAGGGGATGCGCCCTACGCTATAAGTTAAAACGCATACCTTTATTTTAATAAAGGGTATAACTTACATTAAAGAACCTACCTTGGGTCCGAAGTCCCTTCGGTTTTAGGCGTCCCACGAATCTGTTGCGTGGTAACACGGAGTTTAGAAGCTTCGGGTGAGTATTGCCAAATGCTCATGCAAAGGATACAGCGTATTATCTGCGGTAGATACGAAAAGGCTACTCGGGAATCGTAACCCGAACTAATTTATAAGGAAATAATATGACGTTCAAAAAAGGCGAAAGTGGTAATCTAAAAGGAAGACCCAAAAGCGTAAACTTACTTGAAAAGCCAACTAACCGTGAACTAAAAGAGCGTGAACTTGTAATGCTCCTACGTAAGATCAAACCTCACGTAGCTGAAGCCATTATGCAAGCTGCTGCGATTATGAAGAACGAAGAAGCTAGTCACCAAAACCAACTAAAAGCTGCAACTATCCTTTTGGATAACTATCGCAGACTAACTTTAGACATGTACGATGGTGAAGAGCAAGCCGATGAAACGGGTGTAGAAGTGCAACAACACAATGCTCCGATTTTCAGCTTGAAGGTTGTAAACGAAGAATAATAGGATGATATGTCAGAACAAATAACGATTGCACCAGCTTCCAAAAAGCAAGAGATGTTTTTAAATAGTCCAGCAACTATTACATTGGCAGGTGGTGCTGCGGGTTCTGGTAAAACATACACATCATTACTTATTGCACTTAAGTTCATGCAGCACCCTAGAGCAACGGGTGTAATCTTTCGTAGAACTTCTAAGATGCTTACTGCTCCCGGTTCAATCTGGCATGAAGCAGTGCATTTATACACAAGTCTTTATCCTAACCTAAGAATCCGAAGTAGAGAACTTGAGTTAGTGTTCCCAAATGGAGCATTGCTTAAATTCAGTCACATGCAACACGCAACTAATATGTATGATCACAAAGGTGGTCAATACTCACTGGTTATTTTCGATGAAGCAACAGACTTTGAAGAAGAGATGGTAGTGTACCTGCTTTCTCGTATGCGTAACGCTTATGTTGATTATAAACCACAGATGTTTATGATGACTAACCCCGATTATAATTCCTTCTTACGATCATGGATTGAAGATTACTACCTTGATCCAAATACAGGTATTCCTTTACCAGAGAAAACTGGTGATCAGCGTTATTTCTTTCGTCAAGGTAATACAATGCTTTGGTACGATAGCTTAGAGCAAGCTGAAGCTGCTCACGGTGCTGGTAACGAATCAGGTATTTCATCTTTTACCTTTATTGGTGCTACTTGTCGAGATAACCCTCCGCTACTCAAAGCACAACCAGATTATATCAGTCGATTGATGTCACTTCCTCGTGTAGAGAAAGAAAGACTACTAGACGGTTCATGGTTTGCTCGTCAAGAGTCTGCTGGTCTATTCAAACGTGAATGGGTGGGTTTAGTCGATCATGCCAACGGTAGAGCAAGAAAAAGAATTAGAGCTTGGGACTTTGCGTTTAGTAAACCATCTGAACAATATCCAAATCCCGACTGGTCAAGAGGTGTTTTAATCTCTAAAGACCCACACAATCTATACACAGTAGAAGATGTAGTATCCATTAGAGATAGAGTACACGAAGTAGAAAAGCTGGTATTCGATACTGCACTACAAGATGGTCAAGACGTAACGATCAGCATTCCGCTAGACCCTGCTGCAGCCGCTGGCGCTTACGCCAAGGATTTACAGCGCAAGTTAGCTGAAATGGGTTTTAACGTAAGATTAACAAAGCCTGTCAAATCAAAGATTACTCGCTTTGCACCTTTCTCAAGTATAGCACAAGCTGGTTTCGTAAACGTAGTAAAAGCCAACTGGAATAAAGATTTCTTTGACGAATTAGAAGTCTTTGATGGTGATCCGAAGAAGAAAGACGATCAAGTTGACTGCTGCTCAGATGCAATGCTTTTGTTAAATAAAGACACGCAATTGCCGCAGTTTACTCTACCAGATTTTACAGGTACTAGTCCATTTGATGGAAGTGTATCAGGTTTCAATATCCCTACTTTTAATAGTTCATTAGTTTCATAATCAAAGGAGCCGTTGATGGCACGTAAATCACAAAATAACTCAGTACAAAAAGCAGTGGATGATACACCAGATCGTTTCAAGTTAAGTGAATCAGGATATCTTGGTTTAAACGTCTTCAGTGGTGTTTCCAATGATGAACTAAAGCGAGAATTGAACTTTCCTAGTAGCATCAATACCTATAAGCAAATGTCTTATCATGGTACTATCAATGCAGCTTTAACTTTGTATGAAAACTTAGTTGGTAAAGTCGATTGGAGTTTCAAACCGATTAAAGATGCTAATACTGAAGAAATTCGTCAAGCTGAAATGATCAATGAAATGATGCATGACCTTACTGATCAAAACTGGTCAGAGTTTATTTCAGAAGCAATGTCTGCAAACATGTACGGTTTCTCAGTGCAAGAAAAAGTATACCGTAGACGCTTAAAAGCAAATGGTTCTAAGTACAATGATGGTGTCATCGGTTGGAAAAAGCTACCAATTCGTAACCAAGAGACAATCGAAAAGTTTATCTTCAGTGAAGATGGTAACGAAGTAAAAGGCGTAAAGCAAAACCTTTCAGCCGTTTCAGATGTATATAACCGCTACTCAAGTCGTGTAAATAATGAAGTAATTTTACCTCGTAGTAAGGTTATGTTGTTTCGTGCAGGTAAGCACAAGGGTGATCCCTTCGGTAAATCAATGCTTCGTGATGCGTACTTAGCTTGGAGATTTCTAAGCGTAATTGAAGAGATTGAAGCTAACGGTGTAGCCAAGGACTTGGCGGGTTTACCCGTACTAAAGCTTCCTCCACAGTATCTGTCTTCAGATGCCTCTCCAGATCAAAAAGCAATTCGTGCTTACTATGAAAACGTAATGCGCAACTTGCAGCTAAATCAGCAATCTGCTTTGATTCTACCACAAGCACATGACCCTGATTCCAAGCAACCAATGTTTGAGCTAGAGCTACTATCGCTAAACGGTAGTAAAGCAATGGACACATCCAAGATTAAAGAATACTATAAAAATCTAATCTTAACATCTTTATTTGCCGATATTCTAGTGCTAGGTCAATCAGGTGGTGGTTCTAACGCTCTTGGTCAGGTTAAAAACTCCTTATCTGCTACTGCTGCTGAATCAATGCTTCGTAAGATTCGTGATGTAATTAATGAAGACTTAATTAAGCAAACATACGAACTAAACGGTTGGGATACTTCTAGAATGGGTCACATGGACTTTGACAACCTAGAAACCGAAGACTTAGAATCATTCTCTAAAGCTGTTCAGCGTTTCGCTAGTACTTCTGTTATTGAAATTGATCGTGCTGTACTAAATAGAGTTCGTGAGAGTATTGGTGTTGATGCACTACCTCAAGATCAGGAACCTAATCAGGAATTACTACCTGCAATGACCTCTCGTAGTGGTGATGGTTTTGCTACTGCAGGTGAAGGTACAGCAACTTCTCCTTCCGGTAACGATACCAGTTCTGGTAACTTAGAGAATGCTGCATAATCCAGAAAAGGTAGCAGTCCTTTACTGGTTGCACCTAAAAGATGACACTGACGTATTCACACAAGGATATGTTGGTGTTACTACCCGTTTGATTGATGTTAGATTTAAAGAACATTGTAGTAAATTTATAAATTCTTACAATCCTTACAATCCTTTGCATTTAGCGTTTGCCAAACACGGATTAGAAAATATTTTAATAACTAGACTTTGTGTATGCCCTGAAAAAGAAGCATATAACATAGAAAAGATTTTTCGACCATTTGAATACATGGGTTGGAATACAGCACAAGGTGGTAGATTCTCACCAACTGCAGTAAAGATTATTAAAAGTAAATACACTTGAATTAATAGTAATTCTATGATATAATAGTTTAAAAATACCCCGGCTAACTGCTCGGGGTTATTGTTGTTTATAAAGGAGAGAACATGCCGTGGTCAGCAAATAATACAGTACCCGCTATTCAAAGTAAGTCTTTAAAGTTAAGGGAATTATTTGCAAAAGTAGCTAACGCTTCTCTCGATAAAGGTTTATCTGAACAAGAATCAATCTTCGCTGGAATTAACGCAGTAAAGATAGAAGAACGTAAGAATCAACCTGCAAAAGTAAAAGAACCTAAGAAACCTTCACACGTAGAATCACTTAGAAGCTATACAAACCCTTTTGAGATGGTTTCCAAGGCTGAAAATATACCTGAACCAGTTGCTGAAATTAAATCTATTGAGTTTGATTCGATTGGTCGTTTAGTGATATTAATGTCTGATGGTAAAAAGATTATAACTAAAAATAAAGCAGTAGAAGAGCATATTCATCAAGCTGTTACAATTACACAAGATAACCAAGCATCACTAGCGATGCAGGAACCCACAGGGTTTCAAACAAGAAGTACAAGTACTATTAGTTTTAATGATAGTACTAGAACATTTACCATTGCTGCAACAAATTCACAAGAAGGTTTTAGTGTTTGGTTACATGCTAAACAACATGCCTATTTTTCAGAGTCGGTCCAAATTACAGATACTACAGGTATTCACTTCATATATTTTGATTATCCTTCTGAAACACTAAAAACAACCACAACTGTTAGTTCTGAATTATTTTTAAATGCAGCTTTGGTGGCTTTAGTTTATTGGCGACAAGATCAACAAAAGCACATTTATTTTGCAGATGAACGTCATGGTATTGTAATGGATGGAGCAACACATCAGCATTTGCATTTATCAATTGGTGCTCAATACAGATCAGGTTTATCTTTGAATAATATTTTAGTTGATCAAAATGCAAGTCTCGCAACCCATGCTCAATTTTCATGCCAAAATGGAGTAATTGCAGATGAAGACATAACTATTTCTATTGTCAATAACTCACCACAAATTTTATCAACTGTAATTCATGCTCCTGTATTTTATAGAATTGGTGCTGATTCAAACTGGTATAAAAAGAACGCAACCGAATATGCTTTGATCTTACCTTCAGAAGTACAGCATTACTCAGGTATAATCAGACCTGCTTATAATTATAATAATGGTTCAGGTTGGACTTTAGCTGAAGTACCTAATAATCAATTTTTATTAATGCATGTCTTAGCAACAAATGATATTGAAACACCAATTATAACTGTATTGGGTAAAACATATCCAACAAAATCCGATGCAAGAGCAGGTTTAAAGACTGAACTAAGGGATATAATCGGATTACCTTTTCTAGAGTTTGTTAAATTAGGTTCAATCATATTTCAGACTGCGGACTCTTATTCCAATCATCCAAAATCTAGAATTGTTAGTACGGATACTGGTGAAAATTATTTAGACTATCGAACTTCACTAGCAACACTAGTACTATTTTAAGGAAATAAAATGCAACCAGCACACATTGATTTGGAAGTCTACAAAGGTTCAACTTTTGTAAAAATTATCCAATGGAAAACAGGCATTCCAACAGCAGCGGTTAATCTTACTGGTTGTACTGCTAGAATGCAAATTAGAAAAGCTGTAAACGATGCTACAGTTTTAGATACTCTTACTACAGAGAATGGTAAGATTACAATTCACGAACCTTTAAATGGTAAGTTTAAAATTGTAATTCCAGCGACTACCTCTACTGCTTACACTTTCACAAGTGCAGTATATGATCTAGAGATTGTATTCCAAGATGGGACAGTCGCCAGAGTAATTGAAGGTTGCTTAACTGCAGCACCAGAGGTGACACGATGACAACAAACGTTATTGTAGAAACACAGTATGACACAATAATTGTAGATGATTCACAAGATACTATTCTAGTTGAAACTCCCGGTGAAGTTACAGTAATTACTTCTGCAGAACAAGGACCACCCGGACCTGCTGGTATTCAAAATATTAGCGATGCTTCTGATGTAGATTCTTCAAATAAGATCAATGGTTCATTATTAGTTTATTCTAGTCAAAATCAAAAATGGGTTGCAACTACCCAACTCGAAAACCAGAATGTTGAATCTGGACATTATTAATTAAGGAAAAATTATGGCTTCTATTGTAAGAATCAAACGTTCAGAAACTGGTGGCAATCCATCTACACTTGGACAAGGTGAATTAGCTTACTCAGCATTACCGGATAACGGCTCAAACGGTGGTGATCGCTTATACGTAGGTATGGGTACTGAAACTTCAGGTAACGCAGTTAACCACGTAGTTATTGGTGGTAAATACTTCACTGATATGTTAGATCACAATCCCGGTACGTTAACACCAAATTCTGCCATCATCGTAGATACAGATGGTAAGATTGACAATTTAAAAGTAGACAACATTGAAATTGATGGTAATACGATCAGTTCAACAAATGCAAATGGTAACGTAAGTATTGCACCAAACGGTTCGGGTTCCGTTGTTCTAGATGGTCAGTCTTGGCCTCAAACATCTGGTTCTACTGGACAGTACCTAAAGACAGATGGTTCTGGTCAAACTGCATGGAGTACACTACCTCCTAGTGATTTTACTATTCAAGGTGATTCGGGTAGCGATTTATTTAGCACTGGTGATACACTCATCTTTTCAGGTACAGACGCAATTGATACTGTAGTAACTGACAATGAAGTTACAATCTCTGTAAAAGATGCAAGTAATACTCAAAAGGGTGTTGCAAGTTTTAACACTACAGATTTCTCTGTAACAGGTGGTGCTGTAAGTATCAACCATGAAGCCATTCAAGATTTAGTCGGTGGAATGCTAAGTTCTAATGTAGAAACTGGTATTGCTGTTACTTATGATGATACAAATGGTAAGATTGATTTCGCAGTAAATAATCCTGTAATTACTATTTCTGGTGACGTAGACGGTACTGCTACGATGACGAACTTGGGTAACACAACCATTGCTGTTACACTAGACACAGTTAACGCAAACACTGGTAGCTTTGGTTCTTCAAGTTCAGTTCCAGTTATTACTGTAAATGCTAAAGGTTTAGTTACTGCTGTATCAACCGCAGGTATCTCAACTTCATTTACAATCGCTGCAGATTCTGGTACTCCTGATGTATTTAATAACGGTGAAACATTATCTATTGTGGGTGGTGAAGGTATTGATACTACTGTCAGTGGTTCAACTAATACAATTACAATCTCTGCTGAAAATGCATCAGATACTAATAAAGGTGTAGCTACTTTTAATGCAGCTAACTTCTTAGTGACTTCTGGTGATGTTGTCATCAAAGATGCAGGTGTTACAAACGCAAAGTTGGTAAACTCCAGTGTAACCGTAGGCACTTCTAACGTAGCACTTGGTGCAACGATTACTTCCTTAGCTGGTTTAACCGAAGTTCAAGTTGATAATTTAAACCTCAATGGTAACTCTTTAACTGCAACCGATGTAAACGGTAGCATAGTGCTTGTTCCTAATGGTAACGGTGTAGTTGATGTTTCAGATTCTCGTATTACTGGTGTTGCTGAACCTGTCAATGCAACAGACGCAGCTAACAAAGCTTACGTAGATAATGCTGTTACTGGTCTAAGTTTTAAAGAAGCTGTTAATCTTTTTGCTAATACAAATATTGCACTGACAGGTAGCACTTCAACATTGGTTATTGATGGTCACTCTGCCTTAGATCAAACTGATAATGGTTATCGCATTTTACTTACTGCACAGACAACAAGTTCTCAAAATGGTATTTATGTTTACGCAGATAATGGAACAAGTTACACATTATCACGTAGTGCCGATGCTGATGCTTACACTGAACTCGATGGTGCTTCAGTATTCGTTGTAGAAGGTGCTACATATGCCAATACAGGTTGGGTACAAACCAATCATTATCTAAGCAGCTTTGCAGGTCAAACTTGGGTTCAGTTCTCAGGTTCCGGTGCATATGTAGCTGGTGAAGGTTTAACACTAACTGGTACAACTTTTGATGTAGGTGCTGGTGCTGGTATTAGCGTAACTGCTAACGCTGTGGCTCTTGCTGATTCAGTTGCAGGTGCAGGTCTTACATTTAATGCAGGTGTAGTAAACGCAGTTGGTACTTCAAATAGAATCAGTGTAAGCGCAGACTCAATTGATATTGCTTCTACTTATGTAGGTCAAACAAGTATTACAACACTTGGTACAGTTTCAACAGGCACATGGTCTGCTGATACAATTGCTACTACCAAGGGTGGTACAGGCTTGACAACATACGCTACTGGTGATATACTGTATGCTAACGGTTCAAATAGTTTAGCTAAATTGACTATTGGAACCAGTGGTAAAGTATTACAAGTAAACGGTAGCGGTGTTCCAGTTTGGGCCGATATTGATGGTGGTACTTACTAATCAGTTAGTGATCAATGGGCGGTTTTTACCGCCCTTTTCTTTTCCCTTTGTTAAGGATTGCACATGGCAAGTAAGATTATATTAAAGAAGTCATCGGTAGCTGCTAAAGCTCCTGTAGCTGGTGATTTAGATTTTGGCGAATTAGCTATTAACTATACAGACAGTAAGTTATATTTTAAGAAAGCTGATGGTTCAATTGACGCTTTTTCAAGTGCAGCAGCTTCTGCTCCTGTTAGTTCAGTAGCTGGTTACACAGGTGCTGTAACTGCAACAAATTTACTAGACGCAATTAAAACTGTAGATGGTGCAGGTAGCGGTTTAGACGCAGATACTTTAGATGGTTTATCTTCAGCTTCTTTTTACTTAGCAAGCAACCCTAACGGTTATACAAGTAATTTAGGTACAGTAACCAGCGTAGGTGCTACATCTCCTGTTGTCTCTTCCGGTGGTGCTACACCTACTATTTCCATGCCAGCGGCTACTGCCAGTGCAAACGGTTATATGACTAGTGCGTATGCGAGTAAATTAGATGGTGTTGCTGCAGGTGCTACAAACGTAACCAATACCAATCAGTTAACTAACGGCGCAGGGTATATTACTAGTTCTGCCTCTATTAGTGGTAATGCAGCTACTGCTACTGCCTTACAAACTGCAAGAACAATTAATGGTGTTTCTTTTAATGGTACAGCTAACATTACGGTAGCAGACAGCACAAAACAACCGCTGGATGCAGATTTAACTGCAATTGCTGCACTAGTTGGAACTACTGGCTTATTAAGAAAAACAGCAGCAGATACTTGGAGTTTAGATACTAATGCATATGTTACCAGTTCTGGTGTAACTTCTGTAAGTGGTGCAGGTGGTTACGGTGGTTTGACACTTTCTGGTACTGTTACTACAACTGGCAGTTTAACTCTCGGTGGTACTCCTACAGGTACTTGGCCTATTAGTGTTACTGGTAATGCAGCTACTGCAAGTAACGGTGGTGTAACATCCGTAAACGGTGCAACAGGTGCTGTGACTGTTTCAGGTGGTCAATATTATGGAACTGCTGCTACAAAAGCTATTATGTACAACTCTAATACCATTGCAGAGAATATTACAGTAACAGCAGGTAATAATGGTCTAAGTGCAGGTCCGATTACTATTAATAGCGGTTTTACAGTAACAATTGCATCTGGTGCAGTTTGGGTAATTGTGTAATTTAATTATTATACTTGATTTTCTAATAAAACTATGGTATAATTATGTTTAAATACATTTATAATAAGAGGTGAGCATGGAAACAATTAATAAAGCTAAAAGTTTTGCTCCCACAGATGCAATGCGAAATAATGCTAGAAGAGGTTTAGCACTACGAGAGAAATATAATCGTGGTGGACTAGACGCTTCACAGGCTAAATCAGAAGGTGTAGGTTCCGGTGTAGCTAGAGCAAGAGATATCATTAATGGTAATCTCAGCTTAGATACAGTTAAACGTATGTATGCTTTCTTTAGTAGACACGAAAAGAATTATAACCCTAAGAAGAAGATGCCTGATGGTGGACCTACTGCTGGTACTATCGCTTGGTTACTTTGGGGTGGTTCTGCAGGTTTAGCATTCGCTAGACGAGTGTTAAAACAAGAAGACATTCTAAAGAGCTATATTAAAGAGATTACCGATACTGAAGTTAATTCAGAGGATATCTTGCCGGGAGTTAAACTACCCGTTACAAAGGCAGTTGACGAAGAGTTAAAGCAAGCTACTTTTATAGTAATGGTTCCAGAAGAAGTTGATGCTCACGGTGATGTAACCAGTGAAGCTGAAGTTCGTAAGGCTTGCCATAACTTTAATAAATACAGCATGAAAGCTAATCTATTTCACTTAGTTGAAACCGATACTTTTGAGTTCTGTGAAAGCTACTGCTGCCCTAGCGATTTTGTGCTAGGTGATAAATTTGTAAAAAAAGGTACTTGGTTAGCAACTATTCAATCCTTAGATGACAATCTTTGGGAATTAATCAAGTCTGGTGAAATCAATGGTTTGAGTATTGGTGCGTTAGCATCTGTCGAATCAATCGAAGAGGATGAATAATGGCAACACAACGAAAAGCTAAAAGAAAGCTATCCGATATCAGTTTTGAGAAAGATGGCGCTCACGTAGCTCTTACATCTAAATCTCAAGGTGGTCCTGCTAATACACACGATTATGCACTTGTACTGAAAGCTAATAAGTTCAGCGAAGAGTTTGTACAAAAGATGCAACAAGTTCGTGTAACTATGGAACTACCTGATTTTCTACGTAAGTTCTTTTCCGTATATCACGAAGACGCAGAAGTTCTAGCTCGTATGATGGGTTATGAGAAACCTGAAGTAGAAGAATCCAAGATTGAAGAATCTAAAGATTACTACGAAGATTACATTCAATCTAAGTTAGAAGCTTTTGAAGTTTTAAAGTCTGCTAACGATGCAGACGCTTTGTCTGAAGTTCTATCTGAGTTAGATGAAACAGAATACCTTGCAATGCTCAATGATCAAGCTCTGATTGAAAAAGCATTTGAAGAACTAGAAAAAGCATATAAGCCTAAAGTTGGTGACATGGTAGCATGGAATTCCAGCGGCGGTAAGGCAACAGGCAAAGTTACCAAGATCGTAACTGATGGTAAAATGCAAGTTCCTGATACAGAATTTACTTTGAATGGCACTGAACAAAATCCTGCCGTTATGATTAAGTTATACAGAGATGGTGAACCTACTGATACAATGGTTGGTCACAAAGCGGGTACTCTTAGTAAAGTACAAAAGTCTCTAACACAAGAATCTGAACCTGCTGCTCTTGCAGACGGTAATGATACCTCAACAAACGCTGGCGTTGAGAATATTGAAGGGGTGTCTACCTCTGTTAACAAAGAAGAATTGGAGAAATCTAAGATGGAAGACGAAGTAAAAGTCGAAACCGTTGAGAAAGCTCAATTTGAACTTGTGCAAAAAGCTCTAGATGAGCAAAAGGTACAACTACAAAAAGCTCTCGAAACAATCGCTGCATTTGAAGCTGCTCAAAAAGAAGCTATCAATAAAGCAAAAACTGAAAAAGTTAAAGCTATCGTGAAAGACGAAAGCAAGGTAGAAGCAATCGCTAAGGCTGCTCTATCACTAGAATCCGAAGATGATTTTACTGCGTTTCTCGCTGCTATGGAAGCAATGATGACCACTGTAGAAACTTCTGAGATGTTCGTAGAAAAGGGTGCTTCTACTCAAGAAGAATCTGCTGTTAAAGAATCTGCTGTGGCAAAATTACTTAAAGCCAAGCAAGTAACTAAGTAATATAAAGGAAATTAAAATGCCACTAATCGCAACAGAAGCAAAACGTCTTTCTAACGTTGTCAAACAAGAACTCTTCCCTGAGTCTGCCTACTGCCGTGTAGCTGTTACCTATAATGGTACTGCTGCTGCTCTAGTTCCCGGTACTGTTTTAGGTAAGGTAACTACTGGCGGTAAGTACAAAATCGCTGTACAAACTGCTGATGATGGTTCACAAGTCGCTGATGCTATCGTAATGGTTGAGCAAACCGTTGCTTCAGCTACCGATACTAAGGTTCTATGCCTAGTACGTGGTCCAGCTATCGTATCCAAGGCTGGTCTAGTTCTAGATGCAACCTACAATACTGATGCTGAACTAGCTGCTGTATACGCTGCTCTAGAAGCTAAAGGTATTCTCTGCAACGATGCAGTCTAATATCTAATAGATAACCTACAATAAAACAAGGAAATTATAATGCAAACTCGTAGTTTTGAAAAACCATTTGAACTAGTCGATTACACAGAAGAACTACTCTTAGTTCCTAATAAGTGGGGCTTGATCAATGAATTGGGTCTATTCGGTGAAGAAGGCGTAGCTCAACACAGCGTTACCGTTGAATCCAATGAAGGCACTCTCGGTCTAGTTACCGATAAGGTCCGTGGTGAGCGTAACAACGTAGCTAAGAGCGATACTCGTGCTCTACGTTCATTCCCTATCCCTCACTTCCCAATGGATGACGCTGTTAAGCCAGAAGATGTCCAAGGTAAACGTGCTTACGGTTCCGCTGATCAAGCTGAAACTGAAGCTGCTGTTATCGCTCGTAAGCTTGAGCGTATTCGCATGAACCACTCAGTGACTCTAGAAGCTGCTCGTGCCTATGCAATCACTACTGGCGCTATCTACGCTCCTAACGGCACTGTATCTGGTAACTTCTACACAGACTTCGGTATCACACGTAAGTCAATCGACTTCGTACTAGGTACTACTACTACTGACCTAAACGCTAAGTCAGAAGAAGGTATTGCTCACATTCAAGACACCATCCAAAGCGGTGAAGTCGTTAGCAACATCATCGTACTTTGCTCACCTGCTTTCTTCGGCAAGTTGATCAACCACGCTACTGTTAAAGAAGCTTACAAGTATTACACAAGCACTCAAGAGCCACTACGTAACCGTCTAGGTTCTGGTGTCTATCGCCGTTTCGTACACGGTGGTGTTGAGTATGTTGAATACCGTGGTTCTTACAACGGTACAGCTTTGATTCCTGCTGGTGAAGCTTACATGCTACCACAAGGTACTACTGACATGTTCAAAACTTACTTTAGCCCTGCGAATAAATTTTCCCATGTCAACACAATTGGTGAACAAGCATATGTCTTCACCTATCGTGATCCAAAAGACAGCGAAATTCAGATTCAATCAGAAGCAAACTTTTTGAACTTAATCCGTAGACCCCAAGCTGTTATTCAACTAACAACTTCTAACTAATGATTGCCCTTCGGGGCTTTCTATGTTATAATTAGATACCTCTTAACGGAGGTGTCTAACAGAAAGTAATTATCTAACATTATTTGTGTTATAAAGTTATTTTCTGTTAGATAAAATTAGCTAGGCTGATCCCCGAAAAGAACTACTATCCACAGTTCCTGCTAATTGTCTTTAAGTGGAATTTCGGGAGAAATCATGTATAAAACATGTAGTAATTGTAAAGAATCAAAAGATGAATCTTATTTTGCAAAACACAGTAGACGCAAAGATGGTTTACATAATGAATGTAAATCGTGTGTTTCTGTTCGTGATAAACTCAGAAGAAAACTTCACAGAGAAGACTTGCAGTTGAAGGCTAACGAGTATTATGTTAAAAATAAAGAAACTACTTTGATTAAGAGAAAGAAATACAGAGAAGATAATGTTGAAAAGATATCATCCTATCTTAAACAATATGCAGTTGAAAATAAAGAAAAGCTTACAAAGTATATTTCTGAATATGTAAAATTACATAGACAAAACAATAAACACTTGTATGCAGCTAAGGACGCTAAACGCCGCGCAGCTAAACTTAAAGCTCTACCAAAATGGTTAACTCCAGAACAACTTGAGCAAATAAAAGAACTATACACTTGTGCTCAAATGTTCAAGTTATACACAGGTGAAGAATATCACGTTGACCACATAGTACCACTACAAGGTAAAAACGTTTGTGGTTTACATGTGCCTTGGAATTTACAAGTTATTCCTGCAAAAGAAAATCTAAGTAAATCAAATAAATTACAGGAAGAATTATTATGACAATACATGCTGTTAGAATTGAATTGGGTGATACGTCAGAGTTACCTGTGATGAGTGATGAAGAGATAAATTATTTTTTAAGTAAGAACAATTGGAACATTCAGAGAACTTGTTTAGATGTAGCAAAATCAATGCTCCTGAAGCTTTCAATGGTTTCTGATCAGACAGTCGATATATTTAGTATTCGTGGTTCTGCTGCTGCCAAGCAATATATGCAAGCTTTGAAAATGTATATTACTGATCCAAATTTGAATCAAGCCTTGCAGAACTTACAAGGTTATGCTGGTGGTATCTCAAAAGCAGATATGTTAGCCAACGATAATAATGTAGACAACAACATCGTAAAACAAGCTACTGCTGAAACTTTTACTTACCGCCCTAGTTCATTCGGTATTTAACCTAGAGGAATATTATGGATAAGTACTTAGCAATAGTTCTAAAATCAATCAATACTCACGGTAAAGCTTGCAACTATTTTGTAGTTACTGAAGGTTCTTATAATATTGAAACAGGTAGTACAACCAACACAGAAACATCATATTCTGTTAAGATGTATAAAAAGCACATTAGAGCAAGTCAGTATAATTTCCCAAATATGATTGGTAGAGATTCTGCTTTGTTTTACCTAGCTAATAATAAACTAAGTTTTGTACCTAAAGTAAAAGATAAAATCTCTATTGATGATGTTGTATATACTGTAGAGTCGATTACAGAGCATTCTGCAGATG